TATTCCCGCTCCATCCAAATCAGCTTGGATTCCTTTTGATTTATAAGTCAGGGTGGTTATCTTTCCAAAAGAAGCCTGAGAAGGAAGGTCATCAAATATTTGCGTCTTGGTATATTTATCCAAACCGGGTGAAAAATTATATTGCATTATGATTTGATTAATTACTTTATCGGAATTGGTTGACCATTGGGGAAATCCCGATGAAGTATTTTCATCAATGGTCGGAGTGGGCGCACCAATAATAACTTGGTCAAGGATGGCAATCCCTATCATCCCTTCTTCTGAAATGAATCTGGTATTTGTCGCTTGGAGAATTTCTGTCTCAAGAAACTCTAACGCATTACCTAATTCATAAAGATAAAATCTATAAGTATCAGAAGGAAAGAATTGAGTCCTAATCGCCTCAATTTGAGCGACATTTATTTTGGAGGGACTTATCCCAAGTCCATCGGGAAGAACGTCATAAGTCCCGCCACCGCCATTAGAAATCATTATTTGAAGGAGGATGGTCAAGGGATTATCTTCAATTAAATCCACCCTGAAAATATTCTCATCCGCATCATAATTATCTGGAACGGATGAAAGATTTCCCCTAGTAAGTCCGGTCAATCTATCAAGGGTAATATCTCTTCCAGTATAGGAAATAAATTCATCACCTATTTTAACTATTCCAGAATCAGGGAAATCAGAAACATCATAAAGAAATAATTCCGAAGTTGCGACATCGGAAAGTGGTTGAGATAGGGAATTAAATTTTGAAAAGATATTCTTTTGAAGGAAATCAATCGATGAACGGGAATTAAAAGTATAGGCATTTTCTTTCTTGGTTATGGAATTTACATTCCCTCTGGCAAATTCCCTATAATCACTCCAATGAAATGAGCCTGTGACAAATCCAATATAGATAACTATTTCTTCATTTAATAATCTGGTTTCAGATGCTCCCATTCTGTTTGAGATAATGGAATTATAATCAAGCATTTCAAAAGTATTTGAAGGAAGGGCGGTTCTGACATTTCTGATATCGACCGATAATGCCGGAAGTGAAGCGGTGGAAACAATAATATTTTCGGAAGGAATAATTAATCCTGAATCAATTTGAAATCTTGAATAGAATTGCCCTGCCATTGAAACTACGACATTTAATTTGAATTGAGTATTTGATAACTCTGTTAGGAAACTCATCCTATCAGCTCCGTAAAATTGATATTTATCTTATATACAAATTCATTTGGAGTATTTGTCGGGAATAATATTTCAGGCTGATAATTCTTGGAATTGATTCTTACCATTTTAAATCCTGTCAGACTCTTATCTTCAAAATATTTAAATTCTTTTCCTTTCAATCCATGATTCTTAAAGAATAAATCCAGTTTATTTTTAAGTGATTCGGAGATAAAGGTAAAAGATAGATTGAAATTATTCTCCATAAAGTTAAATTGGGTTTGACTCCTTCCGCTTGAGGAAATTGTTTCCTTGGCATCTGCGACATAATTCTGATTTCTGAAATCCTCACTTGGAGGATAATCAAATTCAATGGATATTTCAGGAGTGGAATAAACTATTTTTGGAATCAGAATCGCCATATTATTTTCCTTTAATCAATATTTGGAACATCCTATTCCTCCTATTGAGCTTCCCTTATGCCGGCCTAAGTTGAGCATTACCGAATTGAACCGCATCGTTAATCCTATCTATTAATTTTATAACTTGGGAATCATCATCTGCCATTACATTTCCTTGGATGGTGATATTTGTTCCACCGCTTCCGCCATTTATAGATTCAAATAAATTTTTCTGTTGTCTTTGATTCAAAATCATTTCACCGGAATTTACCATCGCAGGAATTTTATCTCCATTGAAAGAATTACCCGGAACAATTCCACCAAATTCAAATCCTGAAATTGTTTGCTTGGCAATCCCTGCAATATTAAGTCCCATTAATATTTTTGCCGCCAATACCGCAGGAACGTTTTGTGGTGGCCCGATTGCCGCAGCGGCAGCGATTGATTCAAATCCTTTTACAATTGCGGTGGCGAGTGCGGCCGCCTGAGTAACGGCAAATTGTTCTTTTGAACCTTGCTTTAATAATCCCGTCACCGCTCCCGACCATTGTTGAATTGTCTGAATATCTTTTGCCGCTTGCTCCTTTCTTAATTCCTCTGAGGTCTTTGCACTTTTCTTTTCAGCAATTTCCTTTTCCTTGGCAAACTTTTCTTCCATTTTTTTCAAGGCACCATAATGGTCTCCACGAGCGGTCAATTCTTTTATCTGAGCATCTAATTTTAATAATGCTAGGGCATCCAAATGGGCAATTAAAAATTCCTGTTCTGCCAGTGATGCCCCTTCGGCAATCGCCTTATCTAATTCTGCTTTGGCAACTTTCTCTTCCTCTTCCGCTAATTTATATTGGTCTTTAATCGCTTTTAAGGATTCTTCAAATGCGGTTTGTTTATCTAATTTATCCTGATTTCCTTTATCTATTAATGCCGCTTCCTTATCCATTTCTTCTTGAAGTTGCTCGGGTGAAAGTAAAGGAGAAACTACTTTTGATGCCTCTGGAAGTCCGGCAAATAAATTCTCAAAAGAACCTTTTGCCTTATCAGCATTTTCTTGAAGATATAACATTTGGTCGGAAACTTTTTTAATTTCTCCTGCTGAGGCATCTCCATTTATCTTATCCATTATCATTATGAATTTGTCTAAACCCGGAACCATATTTCCAAAAACAGTTCTTAAAAAATCCACGGCGGTAGAATTATTCGCCACCCATTCTGCCATTTGGGCAAGACCTTTAATAATTATTGATGTCCCTTTAAAAAATGCTTCTGCCGATTGGCCAAATGTTTCTGCCAATAATGTTACGAGCGGTTCAAAATTTGATTTATTATCTTCAACCACTTTCTGTAATTCCAGAAATCCTTTATTTAAAATCCCGATGGCAGAAATCACCGCAGGATTCTTAATAATTATTTCTCCAAACTTTTCCTGTAAATCTCCAATGGTATTTGTTAATTGGGCGGTTGCTCCGGTGAAAGTTTTTATTTGACCGGATGCGGCCCCACCAAATTTAGAATTAATTGCATCAAGGGCATTGGCAAAAGTTTCAGCATCATCCGCTCCTTTCTTTATGGCGAGTCCATATCTTGAGAAAGAACCAACTTCACCCGCTGCCGCTTTCCCCACTAAAGTTGCCGCTGTCCTTAAATCTATTCCAAGGGCAGATGCCAAATCTGCTGCGGCCTGAGTTGCATCTTTTAATCCTTGCTCGGATAAATCTCCAAGGGATTGAATGAGTGCCATATTTTCAAGAATTAATTCATCAGCAAATTTTGTCGTTCCCTGTAAGGATTCAGAAAACTTTTGCATATCTCTGGATGTTGATTCAGTAAATAATCCCGTCGATTGAAGGGCGATATTCATTTTATTAATCGCTTCTTCTTGGGCCTGAGCGGCCGCGACCGCATCCTTCCCTATGAAATTAAATAAATCTTTGGCACTTGATAGAACAGATTTAAATATATCTGCTCCGATATTCCCGACAAAAGATGCGATTGCCATATCAGCTTTATCAAATGCTTTTACAATTACAGAAGCGGTTTTTTTCGCATCGCTTTGAATCTTATCAAGACTTTTATCCGCTCCTTCGACATTGACCAAAATATCTACTGTAATTTGATTTGCCATTTATCTTTTCCTTTTAACTTTTGCTGATTCCTTATCTCTTATTTTCTTCCTATTATATTCTACCCTGTCCTCAATAATACTTAAAATCTGGTGGAGTTTATAGTTTGAATCCATAAGTGATGTTCCCTCTGGAAGAATCCCATGCTTCTCATAAATAAAAAACAAACCTAAATAGTAACTTATTTGTGGCAGAGAATAATTACCCGGACATTTGCTGAATTTAATATTTGAAATCTGGAATCGGAATACATTTCCTTTTAAGCATGATTTAAGTTCTTTCTGCTTCTCTGCGGAGTCCTTATCTTTGAAACGAGAAATGCATTTTAAGCAATCGTATTGCTCATTAAAGACCGCTTCGGTGGATGCCACCAGATAAGTATATTCCAAGTCAGTCAATTCATTTAAAGGAGAAATAAGAATCTTGAAGGCCTCCCAAAATGGAAATTGTGGGCCTACTTTTTTTTTGGTAAAGATTCCATTGGCACTAATTGAACATTTTCCAGAGGATTTCCATCAGCGTCATTTATTGATTTAGGGATTCCATTTATAAACTGATACATGGACATGGTTAATTCCTTCCCAATTTCCATATTCAAAAGCTCATCAATGGATTCTTCCTTCAAAGAATCATCCTCTTCAAATTCCAAATTAATCGGAGTCCCATCCATATAATTGACTCCTGAGATTCCTTTAACCGAGTATTTTATTATCTTATAAAGTCCCATTAGGGAATTTTCTTTTACCGCTCCACCCTCTTTAACAAATGCCCCTGATACCTCTAACTTTTCCCTATAGGATAAGGGCTTCACAATTAATTCAACTTCATTTATTTTTAATTTTACCCTATCGGTATTCCTATAAACAATTATCGCCATTTAAAATCTCCAAATAATCCAGAGTAATATTAGGATAAGTAATATCATTTCAATTAAAATAAAGAAAAGGATAATCCAGTCAAGCATCACGCAAAGGAGAAATAAATTTCTTTTGTTTCACCAGATGCTCCGGTATTTGCTGAAAAGGAAATTGCCTCGGTCAATATTCCATCTTGGTCGGCAACTGGAATCTCAGTAATCATTACTGATGGAAGATAAATTGACACGATTGAACCTGGAACATATTCTCCTGCGGTCGCAGATGGGATTCCTAAAGTTATGGTCAAAGAAAATATTTCATCAACTTCAAACTTATCAAACCATTCTGTGGTGGTGTCATCCATATAAGGATTGAATGAGCCGGTAATTACTCTGGCAGAATATCTTGAACCAATCTTTCCAGATGGAGCGCAGACCGTGGTCAGATATGAAATAGTATTTTCAAGTGAAAGAGAAACTTCATTTACTTTTATACATTCTCCACCGGAAGATAATACCGCTCCCAAAACAACCGGAGGCAAACCGGGGTCATAGGTCGGAGTTACGGGAGGCTCGCCATTTATTCTTAAAAAATCCAATCCTTCAATTCCAAAATTAAGTGAAGGAATTTGACCAGTGGTAAAATTTTCAAGGGCAACTGAGGCAACTTTACATCCAATTCCCTGTTCTTTTATTTCTCCACCCCAATAAATTGTGGTCGTCAAAGATGGATGTCCATCATTGGCAACTTCATAAGTCACAGAGGGAGCAACTTGAATCCCTGCTCCGATTGGAGCAATCGCAGATGGAGTAAATTCAATTGTATCGGCATCGGTAATTGATTTTACAAATGCGACATGATGAGCGGTCGGAGTCATGATGTGAAGTAAATCTCCAACCTGAAATGAATGGGCGGTTGAAACTAAAGTTGTGGTCGAGCCAAGTCCAGAAGAAGTTTGAGCAGAAGTTGTTCTTACTAATCCTAATGCCGATTCCAAAAGGACTCCATAGGCAGGGGCTTCTCCGGCAACTCCTGAGCTTCTAAATTCCACAGGGATTGAACCGACAATTGATTTGGTCGAAGTCCTTGGGGCTTCTGCCCCGATAGATGAAGTTAAAATTGTTCTTTCAATAACTTCTTTACTTGGATTCATTTCAAGTCCATCTTCCAAGCAAGGAATAAATTCTCCACCCAATGTCGGGTCTATCGGCATTCCTTCCACCAATTCTTTTACCACCGCAACAACCGTATTTCCTTTAATTAATCCTATGGTCATATATTTTTTTCCTTTAAATTAAATCTAATCTATATTGAATATTTAAGCTAGAAGTCAAAATAATTAATTGTTGGGCCTCCACTATGAAAGGAGCATCAATTGATAGTGGAGCAACTTGATAAACTAAATTAGGCAATCCCAAATTTGTCCAATATAAATCTTTCAGGACATTGGATAATCTATCATGCAAATCAAATATCTTTATTTTCAAATCCGATTCATCATGGTCAGTTCCCTTATAGGCATCTGTCAGAATCACACTAAATATTTGGGTGAATGATAATGCCTTGGTGATGGTCGGAGTGGAATTTGCCGAACCAATGGTCGTCCCATATCTCTTAAAATTATTATAAAAATTATTTGTCTGAGGAAAATAAGAGAAATCCAATTCTTTATGGTCGGGAAGAACTAATTGAATCCTTGAAAGAAGGGCATTATTTATTTGTTTTACGGCATCCATTTATTTCTTCCTGCTAAATAAATAAAATACTATCAATAAAGTTATGACCATTAAAGTAATTGATGCCATAAATGAATGAAGGATATTAGGTTCTATTTGTAAAATCATTTTTTCTCCATTATATAAAAAATTATCGATGCGATTAAAAGAATAAGTCCCAAATAAATAAATGATTCGGTTTCTGGATACATAAACCTCATATCCTTTCAATCTCTATGGTTTGAAGTCTGGTCATTTGACCATCCTCCTTGCCAGTATCATTTTCATCCAAGGACAAATATAATAGGTCGAAAGATTTTTCGGCATGGGATTTACTTTGCTTTTGCCTTTCTGAGAATTTATCATTTGGTGCCGCAGATGCCTGCCAAAATATCTTTTCAAGAACAAAATACTTAGATGCAATTTTAACTTCATCAATATCAAGTAAATCCCATTTGGTTATATTTTCAAGAGATGCGCAACAACCTTTTCCATATTTTATTTTACCTTTATTTCTTAATGTTTGAATAATATCATCTCTTACAGTCTGGTGAGATGGGGCAAAAGATTTCTGACCTTGAGCAAGATATTTATCAAGGGATTGAAGCTCCATTCTTAAATCATTATCATCTGAGAAAAGAATATTGATTGCCCTTATATTTGCGGTAAATTCTTCTGAGAAAGAAAATCTTACCCAATATAAATTGTCATTTTGTATAGTGCTTGGCCCCCATCCATTTCTTTTCTTCCATGAAATAAATCCTGACCTAGTTCCATTTATTGTTTCATCCAAAAAATTATCCACAGGCTGCCATATTTCCCCATTATAAATCTCCAAACTCATCAAGGCGGTTGGTTCGCTGGAAGGTTCTACAAATTCCCAATAGAGGCGATTAAATGGTTTATAGAGTCCTACATGAATAAATTCTCCCACAGGAAGAGTAAGATTTAATTCATCTCGTTGATAATTATTTAGAATAACCGAGTAATCTGTAAAGGAAGCTCCGATTAAAATATTCAAATCTTTTGGATAAATCATTTTAAATATCCTTTTATTCTTTTCATTTCTGTTTCTAAATTCTTTCCATTCCAAGTATGAAATTTACAAGTGGTATAATATCTTCCGCTCATATCATATCCCTTATATTGCCATCCTCTGAAACAATTTACCTTTGGACATTTTCCTTTATTGCAAATCAAATGTCCGGTGGAAATAGTATAAGGACTAAATAAAACCAAAAGTGAAATGAAAGATAATATTCCCATAATTATTTATTCTCCAATGCAATTATTCTTTTTTCTAAATCATTTAATTTATCTAAAGTATTTATTAAAACCATTCCTGCCGTTCCGCTATCTGAAATAAGTTTTCCAGAATTATCTGCGAAGATGGCAATATTCCCTATGACGGAAGTTTGAGGGCCAAAGACATCACCGGATACCGCTCCGCCTCCGCCCGATGTCCCCATCTTATCGCAACCAAAAGGCTCGCAAACTATTATTTGATTATTATTAAAATCCAAGTCTCCCTTCTCAAATACAAACCATGCTGAGAATTTTGTCAGAGTCAAATCTATGGGCTTGATAAAACTTCCAGAAGTTGCCGCTTCCTTGGCATCTGATTCGGTGAAATATTCCGCTTGGGAATACATAATATAATCTTCCTCTGCGAGTGAAGTATAGATTCTTATGAAGCCCCATTTATTATTTCCCATTGGAACTAAAGTCCCATTCAAATCATAAACATTATTTCTTAAAGTGGTTTTTATGTCGGGAGGAATCACCGCTCCGGTCTGGGTATATTCATAAAATTCCACCGGAGATTTTGCCAGATGACTTTTGGTATTTGGTTTTTCTGGCTCGATATTATTTGTTCCCCAAACATAAGTTTCATAGGCACTTCTGGATAATTGTAAATTTGTCGCAGAATATTTTAATCCTTTAGTCATTCCTCCAAAGAAGAAAGCTAGGGAGCGAAGTTGACCGACAGGATTTGTTGGATAGGTTTTGGTATCAAAAGATTTTCCAAGATTCATATCCACGATTCCGACAATGATACTATTCACATCCCTTTCATCGGTGAATCCAGAATTAAATCCTAATCCTCCTTGAGAATCTATAAATAAAGTAAAGATTCCGGTGGAGGGTAAAGTTATATTTTGAGTGGGCCATTCTATAATTGTTATCAGAGGATATGCGGAAGCGGATGTCCCATATATGGCGACAAATCCCGTTCCAATATTTACAGTGGCAAGATTTCCAGAAAGTAAAACTTCCCCTCCTGCTTGGACTCCGGTGGATATCAAAGGAGGGGAAATTGCCAGAAGATTTCCATTTGCGACATCATCGGGAACATCGGTTGAAGTATGGTCTTGAATAACTTTAAATAACCAATTTCCATCTGAACCGGAATTTACTATCTCACCAAATTTATAATCATGTCCCGCTTCCCAAGTTTGAAGAACTGGCCATGCCCCGACATTGGTAAATTTTATTGCAGGGCCATCGGGAGTATTAATAAATTTTCTATATTCCAAATCCTCAATTGTAAAATTGGGCATTGGTAATATTTCTTTATCATCTGCCACTGATGTCCTTATTGATATTCCATCAGGCCCCATAATAAATTTTTTATATTCTAAGTCTTTTCTTGTATCAGTCATTCGCTACCTGCGATTGCCGAATGATTCTTAAACCTTCATCAAAAATATTCTGGTCAACATTATATGAATCCATATCCAAAGGTTTATCGGTCAGCACATCCACATAATACCAGCAAGTCCAAATTCCCAAAGAGGTAATGTAAACTGGTGGAGAAAATACATAACTTTTCTGATTAATATAATTCAATTCAAACATTTTTTGAGATAGCAGAATTGGATTTTCTGCCGTTAAAATCCATTGAATCATGCTTGGTTTAATCATTTTAGTTTCCTAATTGCTAACTCAATAATTATAGGAACTAATAGTATTGGGGACAGAAGAACCTTCCAAAAGATTTCTAAGTCTTCCCAAAAATCTATCATAAAACCTTTTTAAAAAAAGAGGTCGGCATTTCTACCGACCATCTAATTTTATTATACAACTGCAGGGTCGCCGCTCATTTTTACTTGGCGTTTCCCAAGGTCTAAAACTTTAACTCCGAAAAGTTGTGATAGGGCATATTCAGTTTGCTGACAAAGAATATTTCTATCAGATTCAAATCTTGCATCCATTTGTGAGGCATACGCTACCGCCGTCTTATGATAGGCAATTGACATATTTCCCACGAGATTAGGTGAAGTTGAAATTAAAACTTTAAATCCATAAACTTTACCAATCTCACCATTTTGGATTGGTTCATTCGAGCCGTATTTTTCTGCGTGGATAAAATTATCTATCTTTAACATTTGAGCTTCGGCATCTGGACTTAAAAGCAAATATCTTTCTGTCATGGGAACATTTGCGACATTTAAAAGTCTTCTCGCTTCCACGATATCCCCAATGGCAATATCATCTGCTGTCCCACTATAAAAAATATCATGGTCGGGTGCTGAGGCCGATGCTTTTAAAAGTTCTCCAACAATCGCATTATCAATTGATGCGGATAAAGTTTTTGCCCCATCCCTCACCAATTGAACCGACATATCGATTGCAGTTTGAATACTTGCTTTGTCAGAGATTGCCCAAAAAATTCCTTCATTGATATTCATTACCAAATCATCTGTCGTCACGGTTGCCAATGCGGTGGTGTTGCAAGTCCCTTCCACAACTGGAACAGATGCAAGGGCGGTGAATCTTGGAATTTTTAAAGTATCTGCTCCATTGGGAACATTATAAGTTGTGATTGAAGGAATCAAAACAGAATTTTGAATTAAAGTTTGTTGAACTATCTGGCTTACCAATTTTTGAATTATGGAAGCGGCCTGAGTTGTTGTTGTAGTTGCCAAGGTAAATCTCCTTATTCCCTAATCGACATCAAATCTTTTAATGTCGCAAGGGACTCATTTATTGTTAATTTTTCTATGGGTTTTTTTTCTGGTTTATTAAATCCCGGTCGGTCATCTATCATTGATGGTTTCTTATTGGAATTAAATAAATAATTTTTCTTCGCTCTCAAGGCATTGACCGCTTCCTCCACTCCTATGATAGATAAATTTTCCTCATCTATCTTGATGGATTCCTTATCAAGGGAAACGATAACATCCTCCACATCATAGGCATCTTTGGCAAATTTAGCGACCTCAAAATCCAAGGCCTTTCTCAGAGTTTGTTTTTTCATCTTCATTAAATTTTCATTTAAAGATTGATTAGAACCCCTTTCCTTTTCAAGTAAGGTTTTCCAATCCTTTTCATCCTCTAATTTTTTCTTGGTTTCATTTTCAATCGTGGACTTGAGAGTGGAATATTTATTTTTATAATCCTTGGATTCTGACAACAAACGTTCATTTGTCGCTTTAATCCTATCCAATTCCTCTTTTAAAAGAATGGGATTTAATTCTGTTGATTCTACTTTAACTTCTGGTTTTTCAACCTCTGTCGCATTCCCTTCGGTTTGCATAATGACCTCCTGATTTAATTTATAATATTACTTAATAAAAGTTTTCACAATACTCCGCAATAAATTATCCATCTTCGATTGAATAGAGGAATTAAAATCCTCATCATCATTTGTCGGAAGGATTCTTCTTTTCACCAAAGGGCCCATGAAATTCTTTCCTGTCCTGACTCCCAAATTATTATGGATATTGGCGAGCCATTCAGAAGTTTTTTTAAATTGAACCCTCATGGAATTTCCCCTTGGAACAATTTCCAAATCACTATATAGTTGACCGGATAACTTTAGATTAACCGGAGTGGTCTTCTTTCCAAATCCAAATATGGAATCAGGATAAGGAAGAGGGACAATCTTCCCTCCAATATATCGAAAAGAAACCATTCCATTTATTGTCGCCTGATATGAAAGGGAATAAGGAGTTTTCCATTCTCCATTTTTAACCGGAGATTCCCCACGCTCCATTGACTGAATCATGGCATCCCTTATCACGTCGGGAGCTTTCTTAATATATTCCGATTGAATTTTCCTAATGGACTTATCCGCATCGAAACTTATTTTAAATTTTGCTCCCATTAAAATCCTTTTAAAATATCCTCAATATCTTGCCTTTGAATCCCGCCCAATGTCACAGATTTTGAGGAAGGTTTAATCCTTTGAACCACTTTTAAATTCTTTATATCTGAAATGGAAATTCTTTCTTTCTTCTCTTCCATGACTTGAAATATTTCTTCTAAAGTGGATTGGACTTTATCTTCATAAAGGGGAATTGTATCTTTAATAATATTATTTAAATCCTTATAAGTTTCATTTTCATCGGCATCGGCAATAAATCTTCTTTGAGGAATCATATCATTTGCCTTGGAAGATAATTTATTATGCCCATCTGCTTTCCATTCATCTTCGGAATCCACTCCGATAATTAAAACATTATCATCGATTTCAAAATCCAGATTGCCCCAAAGATTTCCAGATAAATAAAGATTAGGGGTGGTATCCCCTCCCTTCTTATTCTCAGCATAATCTTTTGATAATTTCTGAAATGATTTTCCATCAATGGGACTTTTCCCATCGACCAAATAATCCTTTATGGAATCCATCATTTGATTTCCAATGGACTTTAATGCCTGATTCCTTGCCCTATCAGGGACATCATCAAGATAATCACTCAGGTCGATTTCTGTCCTCTGGATTTTCGATATCGCCATTCTTATCTTCCTCTATCATAGGAGGGACTTTATTATTCATCCCATTATTTAAAAATGCCTTTGCCTTCTCATTTTTTTCGGAATCAATCTCTTTCACTTTAGCAATCGCATCTTCCTCTTTCAGATTAGGATTTAATTTCATCAATGCCTCATGCTTCTGGATAAGTCCAAGCTCCAATAACATTTTAATATTTTCTAAAGTTTCCTTATCGGATATCAGGACTTGAGGTCTTGGGTAAATAATTTGAAGGTCAGATTCTTGGGAAAACTTTATATCTCCATAAAGATTTGTCCAAGTCTTAACAATCTCAAAAGACTTCTGCTCCACTCTGGCATAATAATTTTGATTCTGTTTTATTATTCCTTGGACATCGGCATTGGCAATTACCCTATCAAGTCCAGATTTATAATTATCATTTTGATTATTTAAAACCGCTCCGGCATTTATTCCATGCTGAGATAATACTTGAGATAAATATGAATCATAACTTCCTCTTTGCCCTTCCAAATCAGGGCCCGGTCTTTCAAATCTTAATTCTGTCCTCGCCTGAGTAGGGTCATCTGGTTGAGGCAATTCAATGGCGGTGGTCAATCCCTCATGGAGTTTCTGAATATTATTTAATATCTCTGATGTCCCTGATAAAATCCTGACTCCATATCCTTGAAGAGATGCCGCAGATAATTCATCTGACTTTAAAACATTATAGAAAACCGATTGCCGAGTAATTGGATTTGGAACTGGATAATCCTGAGTATTTCCACCATCATCTTTTGATAAATAAACAAATGGTAAAATCCCGAGCGGATTAATATTATTTGGATTCCCATCAATATCTAAATAAATTATTTCCGCTTCCTTTGAGCCCTTATCACTCAGAGTCATTTTCCTTCCAACCAATATATGTTGGTCTTTAGTCCATAAAGCAAATTCTTTATATTCAGATGAATCCGCCCTATGAGAAGCTATCCTCTGATTCATCCCATCGGGATTATCCAGATTATTATAATTGACTGAATGAGTAATTGTGGAATCTGGATAAGATAAAACCACCGCTTGAAGTTCTCCGTCGGAATCTCTGACCACATCAAATTCAAAAGGGTGAAGAGGAACAAATCTAATTCCATTTTCCTCTTTATAATTAATCCATAGAAGGGCATATCTATTAAGATTGAAGATGAAATCAAATTCATCCATCTTCTCATTGACTCCGATATCCTGATAAAGGTCAGAAAGATTTTCAGAATCGGTTTCATTATCTTGAATCATTCTTATTGGGGCTTCTTTATATGACTGAGATATCTTGGAAATTATTTTTTCAGATAAAGATATATCGGCAATTCTCATTTGCTTCCATGACTGAGGGAGCATCCTTTTAACTTCCTCCCTGACATAAGGAAGAATGTCGCCATGAGAAATATTATATGCACCCCATGTCTGAATTTTTCTATCTCTATTCTCTGAGCCTTCAATCTCTGACAATAATTTCTTTACCGATTCCAAGTCTAATAAATTAATCATATCTTCCCTCAACGATTTAATAATATCGGATAATACTCTTTGCAACAATATCAGGACATAATAATTGGTCGCTGAATATCATTCCTTGGAGGAAATAATTTAAAGCAAGCATATCCAAGGGCATCTGAGGAATGAGTTAAAGTTTTATCTTTTCTCTGGTCAAGTTTCCCATTATTTCCCCAAGTAGTTTTTGAAAGGCATTTAATTAGATATTGACACTTATAATCAATTAATATTTTTCTATCTTCCAACATTTTATTTAGATGCTGGACTCTATCGAAGACAAATGGATTTCTTGATGGAATCAATTTGAATCCGGCATTTCTGAGGATGATATGATTTGCCGGCCCAACCGTGGAACGATTAGCTCCGGTTGAATCCGATATTATATTCACTTCCATCCCTACTTTATTTTTAATTATCTCCACCGCCTTATAAGTATCCGCATTATCGGGAATATAAATCTCATCAAAGATATTTATTTTATTATTTATAACCTGGAAAATTATTCCGCAATAAGGGCTCACATTAAAATCAAGTGAAACATAAATGGGAATATTCTTTTCCTTCCTAACTTCTCCAACATGAAATGTTTTATCAAATTGATAATAGGCAGCTTCTGCGGTGAGGTCGATAAATTCCGCCATGCATTCCTGTTGAAATAATTTCTCAGGATAAGAATCTTTTAATGACTGAATATATTCCTCTGGAAGTAATTCATTATCATAAGTCGTCGCCCTAATGACAAAGGAATCCGGTGGAGGATTCTCAAGAAAATATTCCCAAGCAAAATTAAATCCCTGCGGAGTCGTCACGCCTCTAATCTGTGAAGGAGATTTCCTCACCCTTCCAAGGGCGGTTTGAAATGCCATCTCTTCATAGAAAGCTAATTCATCCATGAGAAGAAAATTAATATTTATTCCTCTGAAAGCGGAATCATAATTAAGTGCCGACAATCCAATAATACTTGAGCCATTTTGAAAGAGATAAGTTAATTTTGGACTTCTGATTCTTTTGAAATGGATTCCATCTATCATGCCCATCATGGATAATACTAATAGGACTTCTTTATCGAGCGCCTGAGTTAATTGTCCATAATCTTTTGAGGACATCACCCCTATGGAATTGGGATGCTTTAAAACCTTCATAAGAAGCCATAATGCCCCAATAAAAGATTTTCCAAATCCAAGTCCGGCAACTAATAATCCAATTCTATTTTCTTTATTTAGAAACTCTAATTGTTTGGAAGATAATTCAATCGTCCTTGGCATTTCTTTCTTTGATAATTATTTGGATTGGAGCTTGGCCATCGGGTGAAGTTATTTCTTGGGTATCTTTCCATCCATGACGATTCTTCATATTGAATATCCAAGCGGCAACATTTCCTTTCCCTTTGATTGCCTGTTGCCTTCCTACTCTTTCCCAAAAGTTTAGATTTTCAACTAATCCTCTTTTATGTGCATCGGAAAATTCAGGATAAACTTTCTTCCATTCATATAAAGTATCTCTATTTATTTTGACTTCTGCGGCAAAAGAATCAAAGGATAATCCCTCTGACATATGTTGAATCAACATTTGGCAAAATCTTTCTTCATATTTTGTCGGCCTTCCTGCGGTCATAAATTCCTCAACTATTTATATTAACATATTCCTTAAATTCCTCTTCCCAAGGAAAGACAATCCATTCTGGAATATCATCAATCCTCTTATCTATTATAAAGTATATCGGTTTATTATGATATTTAAGAATTTCATAAGTCCTTCCAGTATCATAGATATCTTCAATTATAATATCTGAATCTTTTGGAAAAGTTACTGGATTGGCATTTGGCAAATATCTTATCACCGATAGCATCGCAGATATTCCTCCCCTTGGATGTCCATAAATCTTTATTGGACTTGGGCCATATTTATCCAATATCTCCACCGCTATCTTCTTTGACCGCTCCGTCAATTCCTCCATTTTCATAAAGTAAAGATTTGTATTCATTTATTAATTCTCCTACAGGGGTTTCATCTAAATAAATAGTTCGGTCGGGGATTCCAGTTAAATAAAAGGCTTCCCTTCTTTCAAAGCAAGTGGAGCATCTTCCGCAATGAATCGCTTCCCCTCGATAGCAAGAATAAGAATCCTCAAAGGGAACATTTTCCTTTTCTCCTAATCTGACAATATCTTCCTTGGATAAATAAAGAAATGGACTCTCCAATTTAATATTTGAATAAGTCCCATTCATCATCGCATTTGCCATTGGAATAATAAAAGATTTCCGGCAATCTGGATAAATTGCATGGTCGCCTAAATGATTTCCTATCATCACCGAAGATAAATTATTTGATTCCGCAATTCCGCAAGCTATAGATAACATTATTCCATTTCTAAATGGGACGACCGTTTTTTTCATTATCTTTTCTTGATAATGTCCCTCTGGAATATCGCCTCCGGTCTTAAGTAAATCTGACCGAAGATAATTTTGAAGGAAATCAATATCAATAATGTAATGGAGGATTCCAAGTTTCAGGCATGAATTATATGCGGATTGAATTTCTCTTCTATTATGTTTACTCCCATAATTAAATGAAAGTGCCATTTTGGGTTTGAATTTGTAAAGTGCCACGGTGGAATCCAATCCTCCCGATAGAATTAATAGACTCATTTTGTTCTCCATATAATTTAATAAATAATTCCAAATCCCTTAAATCGGCAATCGCTAAAAATATCTTTGTCCCAATTCTATTTTCAATGTCCTGAATATATTTAATATAAGATGCCATTGGAATACTTCTGAAAGTTTCATTTGCCCTTTTATTTCTCCACTTTTCCCTAATCTTTAATTCATTCAAATCAAATCCCAATTCTGATATTCTTTGGCAAGCTCGAGCGGAAGGTTTTTTATTTCTAGTCAATCTTTCCCATTTTCCAAATCCCAAATAAAGATGGATGACTCCATACATTAGACCTGATGCCCAAGAAGATGAATCAGCAGAAAATGGTTTGAAATAATTTATATAATTTGGATTAGTAAATCCTAACCAATGACATTTTCTATCTCCAATTTTTTTCATTATCCCTTTCACAAATCCCTTATTGCCCATCGTCCCAACCAATCCACCGATTCCGATGATATCGGATGTCTTATAATATTCATCTATCATTCCTATATCTTCCCCTCTGGTGAATATCGGAATTGGATTGAAGCCCCTTTCCTTCATAATATTATAATTATTTAAAGTTTCCTTGGGATTCCCTATGACATCCAGAGTGAAATATTTCCAAGGAGCGAAGGGAAGGGATTCCACAAATTTACAATAATCATCTAACTTTATTTCCTTCTTTAATTTCCATGCTGAAAATGCCCCTGAATCCAAAAGGAAATTAATATCTTTATTATTTAAAAGATTTATTATCGTCCCATTCAGATAGGCATAGGAGAAGAGAAGATTTAATTTATTCAATCTTTACTCCTGCCATTCCTTCAAGGGCATTGAGGATGGCATTTTTAACGGTATCTTTTATTTCCTGTTGGCATCTTATTTTTATCATTGATTCGATTCCATCAAGATTTTCATCCTCATTAATTATTTTATCCTCATCAAATTTCCAATCCATTAAACCCAAATCCTTTTCTAACTGGTCAAATCTAAAATCGGTAAATATTTGTGAATCAAATTCCCTAATCTCTTCAAGGAGAGTGGGCATTAAATCCAATTCAAATTTTCCCGACATGGTATGGGAATTGCCCGCAATATTTGCCGCTTTCTCTTTCATATCATCCCATTCCACCACTCGAATCTTAAAGGAAGTTTTCATTCCATCACCGATTATCCAGAAATGTTCATTATCAATTTCATCAAAAGTTATTTCTTTATATTTTCCTTTCAGCTCGGCAATTCTTTGATGTCCGGTAATTAAATTCCCTGATAATTTATTCCAGGTTATTCCAGAGATATCACCAAAAGTGGAAACAGATTTGCTTAAAGCTAATTTTTCATCCTCAGTTATTATTCTTGGATTATAAGGGGCATTTTTTAAATCAGAAATATTCATTTGATTTCTCCTATAGAATTAAATAACTCCACTCTTGCCGATGGCTCACTTAAAAACTTTCCCGATAATGATGATGTTCTTAATATTGATTCCTCATCTTTTATTCCTCTGAGCCTGATACAAAAATGTTCGCAGTCCAAAATGACTCCGACATCCTCAGTCCCCAATATATTTTTTAATTTTAATATTATTTGATGGGTTAGATTTTCTTGGACTTGAGGTCTGGAAGAATAAAAATCCACTATCCTATTTAATTTTGATATCCCGATTAATTTCCCATTGGGAATGTAGGCGATATGGGCGAATCCTATGAATGGAACAAAATGATGCTCGCACATGGAGCGGACAGTAATATTTTTCTGAATAATCATTTCATTATAATTAAATTCATTTGGCTGAGTCATTATTTTCGGGAAATTATTTTCATCCAATCCTTTAAATATTTCCCTGACATACATTTTTGCCACTCTATCGGGTGAGCCTTTCAATGAGGGATTGGATAAATCAAGTCCAAGGGCATCCATGATTCCGGCAAAATGTCTTGATATCGTTTCCTCTTTATTCATAAGACCTTTAATAATTTATGTAATTGAAAAGATAAATTCCAATTATTATCTTGGCATAATTTAATGGCATCATCCTGATTTTTCTTCCAATTAATATCTTCAATCGGTTGAATAAAAACCTTTTCACAATTATATGATTTGAATCTGAAAGGATTTATATCTGGATGAATCCAAGGATATAGAAATTTAATATCATGGCATCTTTTAAGTTTTGTCTTTGAAAGGATTTGCTTTGGGCTCATGGAAATATGTTTGAAATATTTATCCAATTCCCCTAAGTCCACCGAACCATTTGTCTCAAGATGAATGTCGAAGGAATCGCATAACTCACTCAAAAGTTCCCTATCTAATTGGAGAGTTGGTTCCCCTCCACTAATTATTAAATCAAAACTATGAATCTTCCCCAATTCAACTTGAATATCCATGACCGACATTTCTTTGAAGGAAAGAAAATCAGTATCACAAAAATGACAAATTGATTTTGATTTTGATTCTTCTCTTCCATTCCATTTATTGCATCCTGAGAATCTGAGGAAGGCACAGGGCATTCCGGTATAACTTCCTTCCCCTTGGATGGTTGGCCCGAAGATGGAATTTATTCTATATTTTTTCATTCAATATTTTTGCCGAGCAATTAGGAGTTTCAAATAATTCTATAGAAAGAATTTTAAAAGGGGAAATCAAAGATAATCTTTTCATCATTTCAATCGCAATATTTTCTGCGGTCGGATTCCCTTCCAAGATATAAGGATTCTTATAATGGGATTCATCATTCAAAATAAATCTCACTAATTCGGAATCCTCATTATTTAAAATAATATTATGGTCAAAATTATCATCAATCCATTTCCCGACAATTTCTTTGATTTCTCCAAAATCCCATATCCTTCCAATCTCATCTAATTCCTTTGAAGAAAATTCGATAATGGAATCATATCGATGTCCATGAAGATTCCGACATTTTGATTCATGCCTCAAAACCCGATGGGAGGAATCAAAAGAGAATTTCCTTTTGATAGATAAATTGTCCATTTTCCAAATTTATCCAGATTTTAACGGGTTGACCATTCCTTATCATTTCAACGTCTTATCAGGCCTCATTATCGCCCATTAGAAGGGATTTTTTCATTTGGACATATCATTGGATGGATAGTGGAATCCCCTCTTAAAACCCTTTTAATCGCTTATTAGGAGATATGCCAATGATATCACATAGTTAAGTCATCCCGCTCGAGATTATGGCCATGTAATAGTATATGCCGTTGTAGAGGTGACGATTATTTGAAACAAATGACTTTCCCATTATTAGAAACAACTAGAGTATGGGATTTGAATTGCAATTGATGGTACATCATTCACATTTTAATAAGAAAAACATAAGTGAAGAATTTAATAAATTTATAAGAGAGAATGAATAAATGGAAGAATGCAGCCAAGGAATTAGGACTGATATCAAACAATTAAATGAATTAAAAGCGTATTTAGAAGACAGGTATCTCACCTTTAAAGCTTCTTCAACTAATGAAAGCATTATCAAAATGCACGTATTAGAAGAGCTAATCAATCTTACTAATTTTAAAATAAAAACTTTGGAGGAATAAATGAAAGGTGAAGACGCTGTTCTTTATAAAAGTTTAGGGGAATTAATTGCTAAAAAAAGAAAGGACAAAGGCTTAAGGCAACTTGATTTGGCAGATAAAGTCGGTATAAGCAGAGGGACTGCTGCTGCCTTAGAAGCAGGAGTGATTAGAATAGATTTTTATAGATTGAAAAAGATTTGTGCTGTATTAGGCATTAACATTGGAGAATTATAATGGATAAAAATAAAGTTGATGAATATTTGGACCTTATGGCAAATAAAATAATCAATACTGAAGAGAGAGTTAAGGTTATTAAGTTGTTGTCCGAGGTTTACGAATGTGGCTATGACGGTGCAGTTTATATTGATGAATGTCTAGCGAAGTTAAAAAGAGATGGGTAATTTATGATATTTTTTAATGTTGTCGGATTTT